AATTAAGACATCAATCACACATCACACATGACCACAGCAACCGACACCACGTACAACGGATGGGCGACATACGAGACATGGAACGTCGCCCTATGGATAGGCAACGACGAGACGATCTACCGTCACGCTCGCATCAACCGCAACCTAGGATACAGAGCATGGGCGAAGCGATTCATCGATGAGTTCGGTGAGTACATCACAGGCGACGGCGTGGCATGGTTGCACGACGACATCGACACAGACGAGATGGACGAGATGCTGGCAGAGCTCTAGGGCACATGCCCCTAGGCAGGGCACGGGTTGCGTTCAATCGCATTTAAGTCGAACCTCCGTAAGACCTAGGGCATGTGTGATAACAGACAGGGGGGCAGTGATGCGCCCCCTTTTTTATGCCCTTATATGCGCCAAGCGGTTTCCAAAATCCATGGGTCCCTCCTAACCTACAAAAGTATCCAGACGAGCGATAAATATATTTGAAAGGTCGTTTTAAAAAAATTCCCCCAGAAAAAAATGCCCCAAAAAGTCGATTATAGTGATTACGATAAAATTCTAGAGAACTTTGACGAGTTCTGCGACGAGTTTGAGTCGAGAGCATCCAATTCATTCATGAGAGGTGATAACAATGAAGGACGAGTTAATGGAGAGGTTGAACGAGTTGGAGAGGACGTGCCTGTGGCAGTCCGAGAGGTTAAACAGCTTGGAGCAGAGGATCTCGCAGCTAGAGAATCCGTCGTTGATGTACAAGCGACCAACGGGTGAGGATTACGAGACTGTTGCACAGACACTCGATTATCTACACAATAATGTCGAAGGACTCAAAGGGGATCTACTCAAGATAGCAAAAGCAGTCTAATGCCGATTATCGAGAACAATGCAATAACAGTAGGTCCATGGCCATTGCCGATGACTTTGTTGCGTTCTGATGTTTTAGCAAATATCACAACACCTGGTGTAGGTGCGTATGAGTTACGTCCGCTACCCTTTGAGAATATGGGAGAGGCAATCCTAGAAGGTGATATTTCAGGACTGAATGATTATGTTGCACCTTATCAGGTATTCAAAGTCACTGTAACAGTCCTACCAGATGGCGACGAGACGATTCTAAGCGTTGCTTTCGATCCTACGGTAGGTGGACTACCATTACCAGTTACGACACCCTTTGCAGCGATTGTAGAGGAACCGAATCCTCAGACATTACCAAATAGGACAGGATCAGATAGACCACAGGTTATCACACCCAGTGCATTGTGGAGTCCTCCAGCAGTGAGTGAAGCAACTATTCAAAGTCTTGGAGGCACTAATACTGCCACGTTAGCTGGGTTTTATACTGAGAAAGCATTTTATGATCGTAGATGGATTCTGAAGTACCCCGATGGTGTTGCAAGGATAGGATATGATGGTATCAGGTTTTTGCGTACTGCGGATATCCCTCAGGGTGTGGCATTAGAACCAGAGTTATTTGATGCTGCTCCTGTGATACCGAGTCCTATCACACCATTGAATTGGTATCCTGCGACTAAGGCAGACGCCGAGATTTTAGATTCACCTTTGATGGCAGGATACTTATCAACATGTGAGGGGATAGTATCTTATAAAGCGAGTGAGATTCGTAAGCTACGTTTCTTTTATAATATTATTATTGTAACTGATAAGGGTGTATCGTTTAGACCTGTGTTTATGACAGTACAGAATCAGATGCGGTGGGCGAAGAGTCGATTACAGTATGCACTAAATATCCCTAAAACGCCGACCAATTTTCTTTCAGCATGACATTAAGTACGATACCTGCTTTATATCATCCATTAGACTTAACTACTGGTCATGGACCATGGTGTCCTGTAGGGTTTATACCGATTGCACCAACACCAGCAGATGCGAAGGTGCCAGTACCGACTGGAGCGAGTGCAAATGTGATCATTAACGGACGAAATGTACATAAAGTAGGTGATGTAACGTTACCACACTTTGCATTACTACCGATACCTGGTGATCTACACAGTGACGCCATCGGTACAGGGTCTCCTACGGTCTTTGTGAACGGTACACCTATGGCAGTGGTCGGAAGTGTAGTTGCTTCTCCTGTAGGAGCATATGGAGGGGTCATTACAGGATATGGAGCATTGACTGTACAGGTTGACAGTAAGGGTGGTTCGATTATATAATAGAAGAGTTAGTACGATTAAATTATGGCGAAGATCAAGGCATCATTAAGTGGACAATCATTTGTGGAGGCGATTCCAAAGAGGAGTCGTCAAGGCACTGGAAAGCACACGAAGTATTCAGCAACATCTAGGAACAAAGCAAAGAAGAGGTATCGCGGTCAAGGCAAGTAATGTCTGAGTACATCGAACCAATGTTTGCAGTCCCAATCTTTCATCTTTATACGAAGGATTGGGATAGTAAGAAAGAAGCTTTGCTTGATTTATCGAAAGCACAGGAATTCAAGAAAGATGTAGGTGAGTATGTTCCGAGTGACTTCAGAACACCTAAGGTCAAATGGGAAGACATTGAACCATTAATCAGAGATGAATTGCAGAAGTTCAAAGATCAAGTGAAGATTGATTTAGAGGTTGATGCATATTGGTTTGAGAAAGGTGGTAAAGGTGATCAGCATTTATTGCATAATCACGGAGCTACAGGATTTAGTGCGGTAATGTATATCGAATACGATCCAGAGGAGCATACACCAACTCAGTTTGTATGTCCTTTCAATAATGTGATTGGATGGGTAGATATATACTCACCCAGAGATATACAAAGTGGTTCGGTAATATTCTTCCCATCCTTTGTACATCACTACACATTACCTTGTGAGAGTGACAAAGAACGTCTGGTACTTTCTTGGAATATGAAATGAATTTAATTTGTAATTTACCTGCGGAAAAGGTATGGGTACGTAAGGAATATCTACGCGATCATCAGGATGGTCACGGAGAATTTGTAGAAGGTGTCTGGGTATCTGCGAAAAGCATACCAGGACGCGCATTTTATTTTGAGACTTATCTACCTGCATATGGTGCAATGTATGATAAACTTCCTATAAGTGCATTTCTCCGAGCGCCGAAAACACCGACGCCCGATATGTCTCTAGAGAACCTACAATTCTGGAATTGTATGGATTATGGGGTCATGTGCATCAACAAGGGTTTTGTAAGCTCTATGGATGCAGAGATCTACACTCGTGACCATGGTTTGATGAATGGTCAGTATTTGTTTACATTAGACAACTACCATGCGAATCCAGATGTGATAGATAATAATGTGAGTGAAGTTCCTCAAGAACATAAGTCGCATAATTGTATTGCATTAGAGAATGGTCAGTATGCATTGTATCCTAATAACAGGACACGATTCTATGACCTCTCTATCACGCCTGAGCACCCGACATTCCCTGACTTTAAGGTTTCTACTATAGAATATCAAGTCGAGTCAGGAACAGACTGGGGACGTTTAGGTGACACTGATGAATATTTTTGGGAAACACATAATGAACGAAAACAACGTAAGGAGACCACAGAAGATGGGCAACAGTAGAGTTGACAAATCAGAAGACTTCAAGAAGTCTGGTATGACACTTATTACTGAAGTTGAAAGTGATCGCTACATGCGTAAATCAGGAAAGAGGAAAGAAGTCCAAGAGGGCGAAATTTTTGACAATGATCTTGAATGGGCGGACGGATTTGTCGGTAAGTGATAAATAGAAACAGCCTTGCTGTGTCTAAATGCCCACCTTTCAGACATTTAAAGATCTGAGTATTACTTTTAAGAAGCATCCTGTGTCCAATGACTTGGTAACAGTGAAAGATAATGCAGCTATTGCACAGTCGATAGCTGTATTGCTTCAAACAAGTAAGGGTGAGAGACTATTTCAACCTGAATTGGGTTCAGATTTAAGAGAGATGCTGTTTGAACCATTAGATTTTGGTACAGCTGCACTTATTAAATCTAAGATTAATGACTGTATTGGTCGTTATGAACCTAGAGTGACTATCAAAGACATTCTTTGTTTTCCAGATGAGCAAAATGATGGTTATAGTGTTGAATTGTATTACACTATTACAGGAAATGACAGACCAGTGACGGCGACATTCTTCTTAGCTCGTACACGATAATGCCTTATACACAGGTTGCTAACTTAGACTTTGAGGAAATCAAAGTAACCCTGAAAGAATATTTGAAGGGTCAGACAGAATTTACTGATTATGATTTTGAAGGTAGTGCATTAGCAAACCTGATTGATGTCTTAGCTTATAACACCTACTATACGGCGTTTAACACTAATATGGTAGTCAATGAACTATTCATTGATTCTGCCAGCTTGAGAGACAATGTAGTAGCGATTGCGAAGCAACTAGGGTACAGACCCAAGAGTGCTACCTCTCCTACTGCATATGTCTCTTTTAATGTAAATTATGGAACATCAACAACTGATACAGAACTAATTCTGAAGAGGGGAACAGGATTTATTTCAACTTATGACAACAACATCTATCAGTATGTTACACTTGACGATGTAAAAGCACAAGTTGCTAACAATGTAGCTACGTTTACTGATATTCCTATTAGAGAAGGATCGCAAGTAGTTGATAGTTTTATTTTTAGCACTACAGCAAATTCCCAAAGATTTGTTCTTGACAACAAAAACATTGATACCAACACAATTAGAGTAAGGGTATTCCCGAGTGGAGGAACTTTTAACGAACCATACCTTGTAGCAGATAATATTCTAGGTGTTGACGGTACTTCAAAAGTATTCTTCCTTGATGAAATTGAAGATGGAAGATATGAAATTTTAATGGGTGATGGTGTACTGGGTAAAAAACCAGAAGATCAATCTAGAATTGAAGTATCTTACATCACCACATCTGCTTCTGAAAGTAATGGCGTAAGTACATTTGTCTTCAATGGTGTACTAGAGAACCCTAACGGTGTGTCTCCCAACTCGTTTACTACTAACATTACTTC